TTCCTTTGTTTTTTAAGTAGGTGTAGTAGTCCGTGTTGGTGTCAATAGAGATATTTGCTTTGGAAGAAAGATCGACTCCACTGTTTCCACCGAATAAAGCCAGATAAACATTTCCGCTAACGTAGGTTGCATTTCCTGTCAAGGTCGCATATGCTGATCCAGATAAAGTCGTGTAAATATTGTTTATCGTTCCAAGAAACGTCGTTCCATTTTTAAAGTAGATAGACTTCGTAGATTTCGCTCCTAGGAACGTATCACCGTCGTAAGCTTGTATCAATGCAGAATTACCATCTACGCTGTTATCCATGTCCTTGTGGCTGAACATGGCGTAATTTCTACCCCAGAAAGGATGTGTGCCGACTTCAACTGAACCGATATATGCGTCGGCTTGGGTAGAAGTAGAACCAGTTATTATTGTTGATGCTCCGGAACCTGATAGAATGATTCCGCCTGTTCCTGCATAAATCGATGTGCTGCTTTGACCGTAAGAACTACCTAGAAAGACGTTCGAGTTGAAATATGACGCGCCTGTTAAAATTAATTCAGAGCTTAACGTAGAAGTCTTAAAGTAGATTCTTCCGAGGGGTAATCCTGAAGCGCCTGAAGTGAGGAAATAAATTCCTTTATTTTGAGGAGAGTTTATGTATGTAGACCCGTCGTTAGATTGTCCTAGAGCATAATTTCCCATACCCGCTGAGGTATCGTTGTTATAGGCGTGATTTAAATCTGTGTGACCAAACATGGCCACAGAATTTCCGTATCCGGGAAGGCCTCCAATTTCTACAGCGCCGATCCTTGCGTCGGCTATAAGGTTTGCATTTGCAGACGAACCTGTTAGGGTTATTAGAGAACCAGAAATAAAAACTCCGAAAAATCCGCCATCTATTCTCGTGTAAGATCCACCATAATTGCTACCTAACGTTACAGTCTGATCAGCGGCGCCAATTGCTATGTTCGTTGTTCTAGTAACAGCTGTCGATCCTAGATTGATAGTTGTTGCGGCATTAACAAGATTTGTTGTAGCCGCCGTTGTAGTTATATCGCCGCCGTTGACAGAAATATCACCAGGTATCGTTACGTTATTAGAGTCGTCGATCGTGACACCAGAGTTTTGTATTAGCTTGCCAGTTGTTAGATCAAATCTAACAATAGCGTTATCGGTAGATGATGCTGGTCCAACTACGTCGCCTGAACCTCCTCCCGTAGCTGATATTGTAACAGCAGCTCCTGCTCCACCGTCTACTATAGAAATACCTGACCCAGCGGCGAGCGTCCTTTCATTCGTCAATATAGCGTTAGAACCGATGACAACATAGGAAGCAGAATCTGGTGCTGCACCAGATGCTACCGTAGCGTTAGAGATAGAAATCCAGTTAGTTCCTTGCCAGAAAAATTGTAATGCTCCATAATCTGAAGATATCGTCTTATAGTTTGCGCCGTCTATTGTCTTAGAGGATGCGTCATATATCCTCAATGGTATTACGCTAGCCGTACCAGAAAACTCTTTAATAATTACAAGTTGGCCTACTCTAGGATTTTTTGGAAGATTTATTATAACGTATCCTGCAGACGGTACAGATGAAGAAGAGTATGTCGTAGATATTGATGAGACAGTGACATGATCTTCTAACGATAAAGTCCAATTGTTAGATGAATTTGCAACATAATCTTTTTCAGATGTTGAAAATTTTCCTGTTAAAGTTAAATCTGATGGAGATGTTTTTAATCCAACTTGAAAATTAGAAGGCACAACAACTGTTTGAACATTATTTGTGATGTTGTCTTTTGCAATGATGAATGCAGACTCATCTATCTTTTTTTTTGTTACAGACATATTAGATCGTTATGTTTCCTGCATTGTCTAGACTAAAGTTAATTAATGAAAGATTAGTTAAAGTAGTATCTTGGGGACGATTACGTTGTTGAAGATCAAAGTAAGGTAATGATGACGTAGCAAATATGCTTAAATTTTGAGATTGTGTGTTTAATGGTTCAGTTAAGTTTTCATTCGAATCTAAAAATTTAACAGTTATAGGTCCTTGATCTGAATTAATTCTTGTTGATATTTCTTCATTTCCGTTAACAAACTTTGTGTATGAACGCTGTTCTAACATGTCCCTGAACTGTCCATATTTTCCTTGCCTAAAATATGCTGAAGAAAAATCAGGCAACCCATTATGAAGACCGTATTTCCATCCTCTTATGATAGGAGAAACGCACCAAAGACTTCCTGAAGCTACTTCATATCCATAATATGTGTTAAACGCGCCGACCCCTGTTTTATTTGTTAACCTAAATTCTGGCCAATTATTCGTTCCTCTTCTTGCATATCCAGTTGGATCCGTAGAAGATGTCAATTGGTTGTCATAAAATACTGTGTTAGCATCTCCGAAACCAAATAAAACTTTCATCATGTCCGATGGGCCACAAGAACCAGTCGACGTCCACACATTATTATAAGGTGCGACACCTTCAGGTATTTTTTTCGATAGATCGACATCGACGGCCCACCGGTGATAAAAATTGCCGCTCAATGGAGGTGAATAGGAGCCAGAAATTCTATTATGTCTTGAAGTTTCAAGATGACCTACCGTTCCAACTATCAATCCGCTTCTTTTCACTCTTATTGGAGAATTATAAAAACTTGCAGTTATGTTTGCACCCGTGTCATAATAAAAAGAAGCGATAAGATTAGTTTCAATATTGTTAAAATTTTGTTGCTTTTCTCTTTTAACTGATGAATATCTTGGTTCAAATGGAAAAGATTTTGTCCAAAACTTATCGACTCCTGGATTTATTATTTTTCTGCTTATCGTTGTTGAAGAGTTGTTTAAATTGTCTGCGGAACTCTCAGGAGGAACGTAATTGTCGAACATGATAAATGCGTTTTCCATCGTTTCGACGCCAGAATAGACTCTAGATTCTCCTGGGCTAATATTTGGATTACCAGCTTTAATTGCAAAAACGCTAGCCCCGTTTAATTTAAAGCATGCCATTGGATTTGGCGTCAATGTGTCATAGATTCTCTCTTCATAACATGCATGTTTTGCAGCTTTACAATTTCCTGCTTTTTCTCTATAAGGTTGCAGTCTGTAAGAAAGAGAATTAGAAAAATCAAACAATCCAGTTCCAGGTAAAGGTGCCTGATTACTGTTTATAGCCCCATAAACGACGCCACGATTACCATAAACGTATTTTTTAATGCCTCTATCTGCGATCTGATAAAACATTTTTCCCATGACAATTTGGTCATAGGTTCCAGAAGTATAAGTTTCCTTATATTCTACTTCATATTGATCAAGAACGGCTACCATGTCTTCGTTTCTCCAATAACAACTTCATGAACTGCGTCAGACGCTAATGACTGATTTAAAGTATCATGGAACTCTCGTCCGTTAGCTACCAAACTTCCGTATAATGTGATGTTAATACTTCCTGTCGTCAACTTGATATCGTGTTGAATTGATCCAGAAGTATAAGGTCTTGATATTTCAGTTGAGAAAAAGACAGGCCTTGATTTTGAGACAGACAATACTAATCTATCTCCAGGCAAAAGAAGATAAGGAGATGCAAAAGATTTCTGTCTTGAAATTAACGATGATGCATAAAACACAGCGTCAGGTACGCCGTTAGCTATATTTTTCAAGTTTTGTAAAGTACTTTGTCCTTGATAAAGATAGAAAGGATTGTCATAGAACCTTGTTGAGATTCCTTGTGTGGTTGCGTATTCTTTTCCAAGTATAGATCTTCCTGAAGGTTCAAATCCTGAGCACCCTCTACCAAAATTATTTACAGAAACAATTGATCTAACTCTAAATCCAGGACTAGCACCAAAATCTTCAAATCCTGTGCCACGATCTGCAGTTGGCCATGTTGAAGAACTAAACAATAATTCCAAAGCATTAACTGCATCGCTCGGAGAAGACCCTCCCCCTGTGTCAGTATACGCTTGTGTTATATAAAATGCGTCTCTTGACAAAACCCCATTTGATATCTGAGCTTGACATTTTAAAGCAATAGATCCTGTAAAAGAGTATTTTGACCCATCAAATATGCCATTGACTATTGCTGAAGGAGTTGCATAAGCTCGAAAACCTTGAGGAACAATTTGCCAAGCATATCCTCCACTGTCTGTAGGCCAATTTACGCCTGAAATATCTGGAGAGTTTGAATACGATATTTCTGCGACGTCATCTAATTGATGAGTAATTGTTCCAGATAAAACTAAGTCTCTTTTTGTTTTATTAGGGCCCGTAGATACTTGATTGTATAGAGCAACAGTTAACCCTGGTCCTCCTACATCGAAAGCTCTAGAGTCTTCTCCTGGTGGGTTCGGGGAGTCAATCGTAATTGGTATAAAACATTTTGTTTTATCGTTGAACCACCCAGGTCCCGCCTCTAGTGGTAATTCAATGACTGCTTTTTCCAATAAAAAAGGTTGTTGAATTGGTATCGTAAAAGATTCATCTTGTGTAGCAGAATATCGCTGGTCTATTTGAAGACTTTTATCATATCTCTTTATTATAGCTTGAGTTTCATTTTGTCTATTCCATCCGCTTCCAATGCTTGCATCAGTGCTATACGGCGCTACTAATCTGTTACTAGATCCTGAAGCTAAATTAAATCCGAATGCGTTAAATCCTCTATCAACCTCTATAAGATTAAGGGCATCTCCATATGGGTCTGCAATATCAAATTGCCCACCAGCAAATGATGATGTTGGGTATTGCCATCTTGACGTTCTTGAATTAAAATAGTATACGCTCGAAGAAGCACCAAACATTGTTGTTTTATGATCAACTCTGAAAGATAACCTGATCTGCGTTTTTGATTTAAGCGACTGATTAAATCCTTCTCCTACATCTTGAGTGCTAGATCCAACTGTAAAAAATTGGTCTGTATCAGATCCAGGATCATTTTCAAATAGCTTGTTTTCAGTGAATGGAGAAATATAACTTTTTTGATTATCTGTTAGATAGTCCTGTACGTTAGATTTTGATATGCCACCGGTTATTACAAACTCTCCCGAAAATAGATCTTGATTTTCTGTTACCCCAAATGTTTCAGGGGCATAGAATCTTGGTAATGTTGAAGGATAATTTACGACAAGTCCTGAAGATCTGTAAACTATCGATTTTCTATCGTCAAATATTATGTTGGAATTTCCTGATCTAGAATCTCCGGTTCTTGCAACGGTAGGAAGTGTTAGTCTTGAATCTCTTTCTCTAAGAGTTTGCCGTGGTAAAACTTTTCTTCTGTTAAGAGGAGGTTGAAAAGTAAAAACTGCACCTGCTGTAGTTTGTCCTGGCCAGTAATCTTCAGTAGTTAAATTCACTGAATATGGAACGGTATAAATCGTTGTTGTATCGACGTAAGATCCAGAAACAGAGCCTCCAAATTTATATTTTGATCTTTGGCTCTGTTGATAATCTAGTTCATAAGAAAAATCTCTAAATCTCCATGTTCCGTTCGGCATAAAAATGCCTATCGTGGCTCCCTGTCCAGCAGGAACGGACCCAAGGCTTAATTGATTTTTTGGAGAATATTTAAATTCAATTTTCCCATTTTCATATAAAACTGCTTCAAATTCTAATCTGGTATTTGTTGTACCAAAACAAATAGAATGCCATCTTACGATTAGTCTTCTGCCTTCTGGACAAGTATCATTGCAATACTGGATTGCAAACTTTCTTGGATTAATTCTGGGATCAACTGGTGATAATCCACGATCATATAAATCTGTTGTTGACGTTGGATAATCTCTAGTGTTTGCTAAATCATCCCACCACACAGCAAAGAACGAATGATTGGCCAAAAAAGATGATTTAATTGATCCATTTTCGTATGGTAAACCGCCGTCTAACACGTCACTAGCAGAAAACGTTGTTGTAGGATCAACCAAAACAAGCCATCCATCTACTGAAACGTTAAAGTTTGTATAACGAATTCCATCAAAAAGAAACTCGAATCCAATAGGGGTATCACCGCTCAATCCGCCTGACATCCCTGATTTTCCTGCGTTTCCTGAAACTTGAGAAAATTTTTCTTGTGGAACTTTTGTTAATCCCGTTTGTTGATCTACCGTCAACGTAAGAATATAATTTTCAAACGTTCTATCAGGAGCAGCTCGTAAATATTTTGGTGTAGGCATCAGTGAGCAAAGCCTCCGAAAGCTATTGAATCAGTGCCTTTAGACCATGCATCGCCATAAGTCCATCCACACGTTGCAGATATTTTTCCTTCAGAAATATATTCTTCCGTTGATGGGCTCATTTTTAAAACAGCGCTATTCATATCAATTGACAAATTTGTTGATAATTGTACCTTGGTTGAGATATCATTAAAAGGATCTAGATATGTTTTATCGTCATTGAAGAACATCATCGTTGGAATCTTTTTCACGGCTCCTATCATATCAACAAGATCCATCCACGGTGGGATTTTATCTTTTGTATTTTTATCGTCAACTGTTAAAATTCTGCTTGTTGACATCGTAATATCTGTATTTCCATCCATCATGAGCCCCTTTATTGAGTGAGCTTCAAATGGAACGTCTATACTAAACAATGCCGCGACAGCACGAATCGTAAGCGGTTCGATTACACCATTAAAATTATAGTTTTCAGTTTCATCACTATCATGAGTGATAATTGGATAAGTAATAGATTCATGAGATAGAAGATACTCAACTGGATCGTAATAATCTAACTCTTGATAATAGTTTTGCTTTAAGAAGTTTCTATCTGCACCGTAAAAGTTCTTTCTAAGAACGTGGCCAGGTTCACCTGCATGAATTCTTGGCGAATTTCCTGCAAAGAAATGTTTTATTCTTGTTATCTCTACGCCTTGACGAAATCCATCAATCAAAGACGTGTTAATTGATCCAGTAAACACGTATTGATCAGCGTTACTGGGCTTTACCTTTTCATCTTTATCTGCCCCTGGGCCATCGTCAAAATATTCTTTACTAACTTTAGGTAAAAAACCATAAAAGAATACTTCATTTTTTTTAGGGGTTAATAGCTGAGATGCTCTGTTAAATACGTTGTTCATTGTATTTTTCTATGAGAATTCACGTTCCCATTTTAACATCAAATATTTGATCTTGCTTTTTTTTGTCCTGGTTCAAATACATTTGTGTGAAATAATATTCATGCTTGTGTCTTTCTAACATATGAGATTCAATAACAAAGTTTGATCCTTTGAATACTGTTTTTCTTGGCAATAGTTGTTCGATGAATGTGCTGATCGAATTATCAAACCAGCTATAGAACTCTAAGAATGCCTTAAAATTCAATTTACTCTTTAATCTATTGAAATAGACGTTTCTCAACTTTTCTAGATCAGGATAGTCTGGAGAAAACATTAGATCTGGGCTTCCAATGAAGTTTTCAATAGAATCAAAAGTAGAAAACATATTGATTATGTCTTTGTTTAACGCGTCTATCAACGAGAAATCTATTGAAAATCTTACGTCATCTTGGGGGGATTCTGATCTTACAATTTCGTAAACCGGCGTTTTTGATGCCCATTGATTTCGATTTATCAAGTCTTCACTTTGGTAACTTCTTACACGAATTTTTTCATTTGTTATTGCTTCATCAAAATAAGGAGATAAGTGAGAATAACGTATGATTTCTGGTAATATGCAATTATGGTCTATTGGGAACCCACTGCCGAATAAATGCATTTCATTTTCGCTAAAATCTAAAAACGTGATGCGTCCATCGGCGGAAGCTAATTTTATTTCTTGTTTTGTTAAAGAATCTAATCTTAGTTTTTCAAAAGATCCTGTCACTACAGCTTCGTAGTTATAGTTTTTTGTTGGATCAGATACTCCTAAAGATTGATAATTTTGAATATGTTCGATCCATTCAGTTTCAGACAACGCTTTAGACCAAAATCTTAATTTTAATGCCCTACCATCAAACACAGTTGCTCGTGCACCTGAATCTTGAACAGAAGTAGAGTTATTTAAGAACCTATATGCAGGAGTTGTTCCTGTAGGTATAACTTGGTTTGATCCTAACGTTATAAACGTTCCGGACACGTTAGTGTTATGAGTTTTATCAAGTCTTCTTAACACGTTCGAATTAAGTGCAGATGAAGATGAACCAGTCAATTCATAAAAATAATTTGAAGTTGTCGTAACATAATCGACGTTACCTTCATTCTGAACACCAGCCCTTAAGAAGTATGATGATGAAACAATGGACCCAATTGAGTCATTTCTCTCGCAGCCGAATGATACATTCCAAATGTCTCCTCCGAATATTGCGTTCTTTGGCAATCCCAAAGACATGCTTAATACTGGGGCGAGGGAATCGTTTCCGGGCCTTAAAAACAGAGTAACTTTAGGAGCTTTTTCGTCATAGTATCCAACTAGATTTGCAACAAGACCAGGATTTTGAATCCCTGACCCAGTAACGCATAATCTAGCTAAGCTTTGTGTGGTTGAAGTAATCGTCGACGTAGTAGGGTTATATTTGTAACTTGATTCAAAGGTCCAAGAACCGGAAGTAAATAATCCATCATTTTCTGAATTTGATATTCCATGAGGGCTATATAACTTTTTATTGACAAAAACGCCTTCTGGTTGTGGAAATCCAACTTCTGTTCTTGATGCAGACAAGAAAGGAGAAATAACCAATGATGATGTAGAAAAATTAACAATTGCAGTTACATCTGATTTAGATTCTCTAGCGTTTTTTAATTGCCGATATGTGGGTCCGCCGTATTCTCTGAACCTCATGCTCGCATCTGGCTCTATACCTAAAGATCTCAAAAAAGCTTTTATGCTATGTTGGGTTCCCTTTGAACGAATTACGGCAGGAAGGTTTATTAACACTCTTCTTAACAGTTCATGTTGAACAGATCGAAGAGATAAGCTTTCATTTCCTTTTATTAAAGGATCTATATTTTCTGCCAATACATACTGCTCTAAATTAGAAGAAGTAAAAAGAGGAGGTAAGAAAAATCCATAATGCTTTGCTAGATCAGATAACAAATTGTTTGGAATGCTTTTATTTAAGTCGTAATCGACAGTCTTTAGAGTATTGAACGCATCCAAAAATAATTTTATTTCATCAAAAAATTTTGCCCAAATGTATAGAAGCGATAACATTACTTGAACGTTGTTTAATTCGCCTTGGCCTGGTATACCAGTACCACCATACTGCGAACCATTATTTTCTTCTGCTTCGCTGAATCCTTCGTCTGCTGCTCCCTCTAATAGATAATGTCTGGGAATTAATCTTGTTATTAAGTTTGGATTAACTTCATCATAGCTTGACCCGCTAGTCAATAACTCTGCGTTTAAGTTTATGACATCTGTTTGTGAAGGAAATAAAACAGGAGACAAACTGTCTCTTTCATAAGTTAAATTGCTTGTAACATCCAATAACGCATTTTCTCTTAAGCTGCCCGTAAAATTTGTTATATAAGAATGCAAAGAGTTGCCAGAACTATCAAGCACGATTGCGTTGATTACATCATTAGTGATTGGCGACAGCGGAGGTGGCGGCTCATTAAATTTATAATAAAGCTTCAAATCAGAAGAAGCATAAATTGATTTTTTTGCATATGAAGATTGTTGTCCAGTCGATCGAGTCGAATGAAAAATCCTCAACTCATCCATGCTTCCTGACAATGTTTGCAAAGGAGTAATCGTAGAACCATTAACCGAATATTGAGATCCACTTCCTATTAGCAGATCTGCATAATCTATGTTTAAATCGCCTATTTGAACTTTGCTTGATGTTTCTGCTTCTAAGGATTCATTGTTATAAAATTTAAGATTATGAAACTTTGAATCTCTGTCAAGAGTAAAGCATAAATGATTAAATTTCCCTTTGTCGATGTCCTTAGAAACAGACATGTTAAAAGATCCTGAGAATACATCAAACTGCGCTTGAACTTTAGAAGTTGAAACGGTCGGATTAAGCCTTATAGAAAACCCATGGTTGTCATTAGGATTAATTTTCTGAATGACAACCTGTGTTCCATTAGTTGCAATTTCAGGAATTTTTAATTGCATTTCTATGCTTAATGATTTTCCATTTTTAGGATTTAAAATTGAAGAATCAGCTGTAGCGTTTGGGCTTAAGGAAGGAAATAAAGAACCAGGGATATCTTTTGCAATTATATACGTTCCAAGTGCTGGAGAAGTTTCAGAGGTTTGCGTTCCAGAGAAATGAAGTTGACCGTGATATTTTGGAAATCTATCGAACAGCCATTTATCAAATCCAGTTAGATTTGTAAAGAAATCTTCTATTTCCTCCCTTGTTCCATCAAAAGGATATCCGTTGATGATCTGTTCAAACGCCAAGTTAACTTTAGCTTCTGCAGACATGAAGAACGTGTGATTCTCGAACTTCGACCAATCAACATTAAGCTGTTGAGTTGATTTTAATCCAACGCCGTCTGGGTCATACGCGAATGAATTTTCATTTTGAAAATTTGAACCAGAAATTTCTGCAAACGTTAACGAGATGGATCTTCCACCTTGCTTTGCCGCTCTTAAAAAAGACGGAATGTATTGGGACGCCTTATAACTTGCCATCTTTAGTTAACCTGGGTATCGCTCACTTTAAATACACTAGAAACGGATTTAAAAACCTTTTTAGTACCACCCATGACTAACATTATATCAATTGTATAACTTCTTTCTTTCGTTAAGTTTGAAATATCCAAATTAAAATACATTCCATCTGAGTCGCTGCTTATTCGCGTAGAAGAATATGTTTCATCAAAAGGTATCAAAATTTCATTTGTAGAAACATCTCTAACTTGGTAATACGCTTTACGCAAAACTAATGAAGACAATTCTATAGGCTTTTTTACCAGTTTTATTAATGGAGAAGTATGATCGAATATGTTTAAACGAACAAATACGTTTTCATCTGATCTGTGCAATTCCTGCAATCCAGATGTTGTAACGACGTAATTTTTAAAGTCTATTGTTTTGCTAGAAATCTGGGGTGTGTAGACTGTCAGTTTGCTTCCCGTCAAGTATCCTACTGTATTATCTAAAGAAGCCCATACCGGTGTAAAAACCACCGACCCAGATTTCATTAACTCATTTTTTAGCAAGACGTTTGATTGAGGAATTATAAACGATGCGGAATATAATCCCGTCGTATAGTTCAACCCATCGTAATGTTGCGACCCAGTAAAGAAAATATCGTAAGTTCCTGATCCATTTGACAAAGTCGTTGTCAACTTTAATAGTAAACAATTTGATCCCACTACTTGTGATAAAGAAGATCCGCTTAAGATATTTGAAGGTTCATCAAAAAGATAATTTCTAATAAAAATGCTTGATTGAGCATCGAATCTTAGATTTTGCGAGTCGTCTTGAATTGAATCGTTGTATTTTACGATTAATCTTGGGTGTTTTGCTTCATTATAAGCTGACTTGCTTGCAAACCTTTTTACGAAATATGAATATTGATCACTTTCTTGAGAAGGATTGAATGAAATTCTGTATCCACTATCAGGTAATATACCAGCTAACGTTGCAGAAACTATCTTTGTTACATCAACATTCAAATCTTCTTCGCCTGTATTAAAATGTTGATTAACTTTTAGATTCGTTCCAGTTATTCGAGCAGAAGAAGTAATATAATCGCAAATTGTCTCTGCAGAACCTCCACTATTTGCGCCTAAAGATATCCAAGGATTGTTGATAGACGCTGATACAAAGTTGCAAGCATCATAATCAGAATAATAAACGACGTCTCTTCCGCTTCCTTCGTCAAATGATTTAGAAAGAGGGTATAAAGAAATATCAAAATTTGAAGGAGTTGTTTGTCCCCCGTACACGTCAAATAATTTAAGATAGCAATTAAAACTGTTGCTATTAACGTTGATTTTTCCAGCTGAAATTAAGTCTTTAAGAGGCTGCAAATTAAAATGTACCAATAGCCTGCTTAATTCCAAGTTAGCAACGTCATTTGAAGAGAACGTAGTTCCAAATAGTTTGAAAAGATCCAATGACCCAGCTGCACCAACGTTTGATCCAGTTCTAAATGAACCTGAACTAGCGATTTTGATGAATCGATTAGTTATATACGCGTCTTTATCGGCTTCTAAAACCTTGTACATGTTACAAAGCTGTCCTTCCTATGATATCAAACTCTGGATATTTAAATTCAAATATCCCGCCTTCTGGTGGGTATAACATTCCTTTTCTAAGATTGCTCTTTACGTCATAATTGAAGTTGCTATACGTTCTTCCGTTCGTTTCTCCATTCAAGTTTTTGAATTCAATATTGACAATTGATAAAACTCCAGGAGTGTTAAAAATTAGATTTTGAATGTCTGATAGAACGATTGGTTGATCAATTGAAAATTTCGTAGTATTAAACTGTTCAATTAACTTACTCAAAATTGATTGAAGCACAGTTTGTTGATTTAAAGAAGGATCAATCACAATATCAAATTGAAAAGATAAATTAACTACAGAAGCATCCAAAATATCAATAGCGTCGGTGATCAATCGATAAGGGTTTAAATATTTTCTGATATTTTCCTTGAGAGTATCTGGGGCTGGTATTAATCTTGAATCAGGCGTTCTACAAATAATATGTAGTTGTGTTGACAAGGGATTATTTTGATTTGCTCTCACTGCTGCTCTAAAGACACGCCCAAAGTTTGCAGGCAAAGAGTATATTCTTGCGAGTAAATCTTCCTTTGTTACGATTCTTTCCTGAGCGTTGCGAGCTGAAGGAATCAAAGACTTAAGCTCATCAATCGTTGGAGCGTCTTCTCCACCGGCGGCTTGCGTTTTGTTGATTACTCCCATGCTTCCTCTTACCAAATTGATTATTTCTAATCTTGGATTCAAGGGAAACTCAAGAGAAACCTGATTTATATTAGATATAGATCTTGGCGGAACATTGTGATTTAGTCCACCACCATAACGATAAGTTACAGATAATTGTGTATTTGGAGAATACACTCCTAATGTTCTAGTGTTTAACATCTTCAACGGATTAATAGATGTTCTTGAAAATGTTTTTGAATATGGGAATGATATAGCAAACTCAGAAGGATCTGGCACTGCATCATCATCTATATTGTTATCATCTCCACCACCAAGTATCATTGTTGTCGATCTAGCTTCTAGATCGACAACAGTAACGAATCTATAAGGTGCTGGAACTACTTTCAGGGCTTCGGAAATATCGTTTGAATCGTGCGCTGTGTTTAATACGTTTTTATACACAACATCGTCCGATAAAGTGCTAACTTCGTAGTATGCGTTTCCTAAGCTATCGTTAACTGAAAGTATATCCGTAATGTTATTTTGAGAAAGAGTTATAGATTTAAAAGCGACGAAAGATCCTAACCCGAACGTTTCTGTCGTTTCAGAACCAGAAATGCATTTACCATCAATAGCCATGGTAAATGTTACTGGATTTCCGGATTGGGATATTTTTCCTACTTTTATTTCTGCGACATAACTTCCATCAGAAGTTTTGCTAGCGAAGTCTACATCTGCTAATAATGAGAAATTTATTCCTGAAGTAGAAGTAAAAATTGAATTTGCCTTGACGACAGGAAGAGAAGAAGGTAAAGGTACGTATTTCCCGTCAATCGCTGCTGCAGGAACTTCTATAAAAAATGTTACGTCAACTGTCGCTGGCGCTGCACCAGATATAGGAACACCAGCTGATCTAATTAATCTCTCGATATTGCTGGTCTCTATTGCTGTGTCAGAATCTAACTCATTGTATTGATGATCAAGATAAAATGACATGACATCGCCGGTATATGCAGCCATGTCTAAAAACATTCCTCCTAATGAAGATTCCGAAAAATCTTGTATCTTGTCAGGATAATAGAGCCGAGCGTATTGAAGTAAATTTGCTCGCAAAGAATCAAAATCTTTTGCAAGATAACTTCTGTTTCGAAATTGTTTTAACGCTGTTTTTGCCATTTTAGATCTATATTACATGTAATGATATTTGAAGTGCTCTATTTTCAATTTTTAGTTGTGGAACATTATAAGTTATTGCGATTTTTAATATTCCAACATTTTCATTTTCTTCTCTATCAAATCTTGAAGAGAAATCTTTAAGCGACACGAAAGGCATCCACGTAGAAACTGAATCTTTTATTCTTTGTATCGCTTCACTGTCAAAGGCATCCAAAGAAGATAACTCAGACGTTAAATCTCTAAGATTTGCACCAAAATAATAAAAACCAAGTCTTTCACCCCAGTTTGTCAATAACAAGTTTCTGAGGTTATCATGAACTTGATCTGCATTATCATAATGCATCGCAAATAAATTATTGTCATTTAATCGCAGAGGAGTCTTTATGCCCACAGGGTTTCTAGTAAAGACAGTAATTTCTTCTTTGCTTTTTACTGCAGTTTTCCCAGAACTTTTAAAATTATATACAGACAT